CCAGCCCTAATTGGTACTTCCAGGCTGTTGCGACGGCGGTGAGCGATGGCGCGACGCTGGAATACAGCCGTGGGCAGATCGAAGTGCAGCCATCGCTGGCCTATTCGGGTACGCCAAGCGCGTTCGATGGACGTACGCAGGCGCAGCAGGACTTGGATGCAGTGCAAGCTGCAATTCGCAAGTTGGTGAGCGGTGGCGCTGTTTCTGAGTACAGAATTGGCAATCGAAATCTAAAGCGTTACGATCTTTCTGAGTTGATCGAGCTTGAATCAAGGCTAAAGTCAATTGTGGCGAAGGAGAACAAGGCAAAGCTGATTGCTTCTGGTCTCGGCGATCCGCATAACCTTTTCGTTCGGTTCAACCAAAGCTGATGGGATTCCGTACAAGATTTCTGGCAAGGTTAGGTCTGCAGCGGATCCCGCGTCGCCGCCAGAAGCGAGGGTATGCCGGCGCGATGATTTCGCGCTTGACGAATGATTGGCTGTCATCGCAAGCAAGCGCTGATGCCGAGATTCGCACCAGTTTGCGGAAGTTGCGTGACCGCAGCCGTGAGATGGTGCGGAACAATCCGTACGCCAAGCAAGCAAAGCGAACGACGCAGATCAACGTTGTCGGGTCGGGCATCACGCTGCAGTCGCAGGTGCAGCAGGTGCGGACGCGGAAGCCGAACGAGCAAGCGAATCGGCTGGTCGAAGAGAAGTGGAGCGCGTGGTGCCGTGCGAAGCATTGCGATGTTGCTGGACGGCATAGCTTCCACATGATGGAGTGGTTGGCTGTCGGTGCCTTGCCGGAGTCAGGTGAGGCGTTGTTCAGGATCATCCGTCGTCCGTTTGGCGGCAGTCGCGTGCCATTGGCGTTGGAGATGCTCGAAGCCGATGTGCTGGATGAGGAGTATCAGGGGCCGACGCTTGCAGCTGGGAACGAATGGCGCATGGGTGTCGAGGTCGATAGGTGGGGACGGCCTGTGCGGTATGCGTTCCTGACGCGACACCCAGGCGATTACTGGTTCCAGGCTGCGCCGGAACGTGAGGGCAAGCATGTGTTCCTGCCTGCCGATGACGTGATCCATCTGTTCCTGCCTGAACGCCCGCAGCAGCATCGCGGTGTGCCGTGGTTCCATCCGGTGATGGCTGATGCGCATCAGCTTCAGGGCTACGAAGAGGCTGCAGTGATCCGTGCGCGTGCGGCGGCATCGATCATGGGTTTCGTTACCTCGCCCGAGGGTGAGCTTGATGGTGATGCGGTCGAGGCAGATCGGCGGATTTCTGAGTTTGAGCCAGGGATGTTTCGCTATTTGGGGCCTGGCGAGGGTGTCACGGTTCCAGACATCGGATCACCGGATCAGCAGTTCGAGATGTTTGTGCGCAACAAGGTGCGCAGATTTGCAAGCGGTTTTGGTTGTAGCTACGAAACGTTAAGTCGTGATTTTTCGGACACAAATTATAGTAGCAGCAGATTGAGTCTCTTGGAAGACCGAGAGCATTGGAAGGTGATTCAGACTTACATGATTGAACACTTCCATATGCGAGTGTTCCGCGAATGGCTGGATCTAGCGGTACTAAGCGGCGAGCTGCCGTTTGAGGATTATTACCTAAGGCCCGAGCGCTATGACACACCGCGTTGGATGGCGCGTGCTTGGGATTGGGTGGATCCATTGAAGGAAGCGAAGGCTTACCGTGAGATGGAGCAAGCGGGGTACATGACAAAATCGCAAATCGTTGCGAAGCTTGGTGGGGACTTCAACGACAACTTGACCCAGATCGCGCAAGAGCAACAAACAGCCGCCAGCCTTAATGTTGAGCTTGATCGCGACATCACGAAATCACCGATGGAGGTTGTTGAGTAATGCCTGCTATGCCGACTGAGAGTATGCGCGAGGAAGCTCGCCGTTACCGCGCATGGAAGGAGGAGGGGTATAAGGGTGGCACTGATGTTGCTGCTCGCCGCGCCAGCCAGATCCTGTCAGGCGATGAGCTGAGTGATAACACTATCGTGACCATGAGCGCTTGGTTCGCCAGGCACGAGGTAGACAAGAAGGGTGAGGGGTTCAACTCTGGCGAGGATGGGTACCCGTCACCTGGCCGCGTTGCATGGGCCGCTTGGGGCGGTGATGCGGGCAAGAGCTGGGCTGATGCGTTGGTGGAAAGGATGGATCGAGCAATGGTGACGGGCGATGGTGATAGGCCATATCCGAACGAGCACGCTGCTCGATTGCGTGACCCTGATCAGTATGACGAGTTTCGTCGCCGCAACGATGGCGGCGGTGATGGGGTGGACTTCATCTTTGGCATCAAGGAAGGCGAGGATGGCGCTGAGCTACAGGCGATCCGATTCCGGCTGTCGAAGTTCACCGCTGCTGAGGCGCGTGCATGGCTGGATGAACGTGACTATGAGGTGATGGAGTTCGAGGAGGCGACTGGCGATCGGGCTAAGCCGGATGAGTTGAAGGTTGGCGATTTCGTCTCCTGGAACAGCTCAGGCGGGCGTGCTCGCGGCAAGATTGAGCGGATTGTGCGTGATGGCTCGATCGATGTACCTGACTCAAGCTTCAGTATTGAAGGCGGTGAGGATGATCCAGCTGCATTGATTCGCGTGTATCGGCAAGGTGATGATGGCTGGCAGGGTACTGATACTAAAGTTGGTCATAAATTCAGTACACTGACAAAGATCGAAGCACTACGTGAAATGGAAGAAGTCAACGTTCGCGACCTTGAGGGCGCGAAATTCAAGCGTGTTGAGACTACGAAGTTCAACATGCTGGACGAACGGACAATCGAATTTCCGTTCAGTTCCGAGTATCCAGTGGCTCGCTACTTCGGCAACGAAGTCTTGAGCCACGAAATGGAAGCTGCCAATCTTGAGCGGCTAAACGATGGCGCACCGCTGCTCTTTAACCACGATCCTGACCGCATTATCGGCGTTGTCGAACGCGCATGGATCAATGGTGAGAAAAAACGCGGTTACGTCAATGTGCGCTTCTCGCGCAACAAGCAAGCGCAAGAAGTGCTTGCAGATGTACGCGACGGCATTCTCCGTGGCGTTTCATTCGGGTACTCCATTGATAAGATGGAGGAACGCGAAAATGACTTCGTGGCGACCCGATGGTCACCTTTTGAAGTCAGTGTGGTCAGCATTCCAGCTGATCCCACTGTCGGCGTCGGACGTTCTCTGGATGATTCCGAAACCGAGCAAGCGGCCCCGGCCGCATCTCCTGCAAACACTATGACTGAATCCGTCATGGACAACACTCCTGACCTGGAGGTGATCCGGTCCGAGGCCGTTGAGGCCGAGCGTAACCGTGCCACCACCATCTCTCAAATCGGCGAGCGTCATAAGCTCCCCGAACTGGCTCGTGAACTGATCGACGGCGGTAAGTCGATTGATGAGGCGCGTGCTGCTTTCCTCGAAAAAATCGGCAAACAACCTGTGGAACATCGCATCGATGCCAACGATGTTGGCCTCTCCGATAAGGAGACCCGTCGATTCAGTTTCGTTCGTGCTCTGAACTACCTGGCCAACCAGGGTGATGCTCAGGCTCGTCGTGAAGCTGAGTTTGAAATTGAAGTCGGCAAAGCCGCTGCTCAGAAATATGAGCGCTCTTCTAACGGCATCGTGGTGCCGAACGAAGTGCTGCGTCGTGACCTGGTGGTCGGCACTCCTTCTGCCGGTGGCAACCTGGTCGAAGATCAGCTGCTGGCTGGATCGTTCATCGATCTGCTGCGCAACCGCCTCGCACTGGCCCAGGCCGGCGTGACGATGCTGACCGGCCTGCAGGGCAACATCAGCATCCCGAGGCAAACTTCCGCTTCGACCGCATACTGGGTCGGCGAAAATTCTTCCCCGACCGAAAGCCAACAGGCGATCGATCAGGTGAACATGACACCCAAGACTGTGGGTGCCTTTGTGGACTACAGCCGCCGTCTGCTGCTGCAGTCTTCGATCGATGTTGAGGGCATGATTCGGAACGATCTCACTCGTGTGATCGCGCTTGAAATCGATCGCGTTGGTGTCTATGGCACTGGATCCAGCAATCAGCCCCAGGGCCTGACGCTGACCACTGGTATCGGCAGCGGTGTGACGCTGACCAGTTACGGAACCTTCGACGAGTACATCGCGATGGAGACCGAGGTTGCTGCAGCTAACGCTGACGCCGGCAGCCTGCGGTACATCATCAACGCTTCCGCTCGCGGTGCGCTGAAGTCCACCGAAAAGGCATCGAATACCGCTCAGTTTGTGTTCGAGGACAACGAGATCAACGGCTACCCGGTGATCGTCTCGAACCAACTGCTGAACAACGATGCACTATTCGGTGATTTTTCGATGATGGTCATGGGCATGTGGTCAGGACTCGATCTCACCGTGGATCCCTTTGCGGGCGCCACTGCTGGCACCGTACGTGTGATTGCACTGCAGGACATCGATCTTGCAGTGAAGCAGCCTGCTTCGTTCTCGTTTGCTAGCTGAATCTGATGTGGATTGAGATCACTCATGGTGTGATCGTCAACGGGGAGCCCACGAAAGCGGGCTCCATCGTTGAAGTTGATACATCCACCGCAATGCTGTTGATTGGTATGAGCCGAGCCGTGGAAACGGTGAAGCCTGAACCTAAGCCGGTGGAGGCACCGGCAGTTCAACCGACCAAGCCTGTGTCTCGTCGCGGGCGAACCAGTTCCTCTATTTCCAAAGACTGATGGCCATTCTTTCCACCGGCTTGGAGAAGCTTGCACACTTCGCCCTGGCCCCGACTGCTGAGCGCACTGATGCTCTCGACGGCACCGCTGTTGACCTGAATGATTACGAGGGTGACATTATTGTCATTCTTGACGTTGAGGCAAGCGGCACCTCCACCCTGGACGTGAAACTGCAATCCAGCGACACCCAAGGTGGCAGTTACACCGATGTGACCACTGTGTTCAGCCTGAATGGCACAGAGCAGGCATCTGCTGCTGTGGCTTTCACACAGGTGAGCACTTCTGCTTCTAAGCAGTATCTGGTGTTCCCCAAGGGTGCGGCTAAGCGCTGGGTGAAGGCTGTGTCTACTGTTGACACTTCAACCCACACTTACAGCGTCAATGCTGTGGGCGCTAAGAAGTACGCCTGAGTTTGACCAGTTAGGCCCTTGCCTGACAGCAGGGGCTTAACCATGTCGTGACTTCATTGGTAGAATGAGACGTATCGATGTCGGCGAGCTATGAGCCTTCCACGAATCGGTGGCTTTTCAGCCCCGGCCACTGCTGATTTCGCAGATCTTGACTACGACGGCAGCGATCGATTGAGCACAATTACTTACAAGCAAGGTGGCTCTGGCGGTGTTGTGGTTGGTGTGTTGAATATCACCTACGTGAGCACCAGCACCCGCGTGGACACCATTTACTGGAGCTGAACAGATGGCCTATAAATTCAACCCACTGATCGGCATCGGCCTGGATGAGGTAGGATCTTCGTTCAGTGCGCTCAATGTGCTCGGCACCGTCGCCAATGAAGCCGCACTTCCCGGCGACGCCACGACGGGCGATGTCTACCAAGCGGAGGACACAGAAGTCTTTTACGTTTGGGATGGAAGCGCCTGGGACAGTCTCGGCACACTGGCTGGCCCGCAAGGGGAGGCTGGCCCTGCTGGCCCTGCTGGCCCTGCTGGCGCGGATGGCGCGGATGGCGCGGATGGCGCAAATGGCGCGGATGGCGCGGATGGTACCGATGGGGTCGACGGTGCTGATGGGGTAGGAGTTCCCGCAGGGGGAACAGCGGGGCAGCTACTGAAGAAGTCAAGCGGAGTCGATTACGAAACGGAATGGAGCGGCGCTGATGACATCTACGTCATCGCCTGCAGCGACGAAACGACAGACCTCACGACCGGCACCGCGAAGGTGACGTTCAGGATGCCAACTGCTGGCACGCTGACCGCAGTGAAGGCGACAGTCACCACGGCGCCAGTGGGCAGCGATCTGATCGTCGACATCAACGAAGCCGGAACGTCGGTCTTGAGTACCAAGCTCAGCATCGATGACGGAGAGAAAACGAGCGAAACAGCAGCGACCCCTCCAGTGATCTCAGACTCAGCCTTGGCGGATGACGCAGAGATCACGATCGACATCGACCAGGTGGGCAGCGGCACCGCAGGCGCTGGCCTGAAGGTCACCCTCTACGTCTCCCGGAGCTGAAGCCATGAACCTCGCACTCTGGGACACGATCAATCAGCAGGTGCTCAGCTACCCGAGGGCTGACGACCAGCCCGTGGTAGGCCTCGACCCCCGCTATCTGGTGCTGCGGATCGTCAAGGAAGACCGGCCCGATGCCCCTGAAGGCTTCACGGTGCAGCAACGGCGGACTGTTGACCTCGATGCGCTGGAATGGCGCCACGGTTGGGAGCTGATCGAGCTGCCACCACCAGTGCCTCAGCCTGACTGGGGATCATTTAAGCGC